CTCAATAGGGAAGCAATAATTTCATGCTGTCGAGTTAATTTCAGAGTATTTTAACCGTTTTAGGACACGTTACAGGAGATATTCATGCGATCGAGTGATTCAGACGCGTGGCAAACGCCACAGGAACTGTTTAATGAATTAAATGAAGAATTTCATTTTGATATTGACTTGTGCGCGAATAAGGAGAATAGTAAATGTAGAGATTACTGTGTGGACTATCTGACTAATTACTGGAAATGTGGGCTAGATAATGAAAATACTACTAGGATAGATTTAAAAGAATCTATGGGTAGAGGTCAATTTATTACCTCGGCTTTTATGAACCCTCCTTACAGCAACCCTAAACCATTTATTGAGAAAGCTTGGGAAGACTCGAAGTATTGTAAGATAGTGTGCTTGGTGAAATGCGACCCGTCAACTAAATGGTGGGCGACGTTTTGGAATTATAATATCATTTATGATAACATAGAATGTAAAGAAAGATTTAATAGCCCGAAGTTAGGCTGCGAAATAAGGTTCCTTCCTAAACGCATTAAGTTTGACCACCCGGACTTCTGCACTAAACACGGCCCCGGTGGGTATAAAGGAGATATTAAGTGGTGCTTCGCTTGCGAAAAGCCATGCAAGACAGGCGGAAATTTTAGCAGTGCATTAATTATAATGGATAGGAGGGGGCTATAATGCGTACAAGAGACGAGATGGTTGACTTTCCAGAACTTTTGTGGCAAGTAACTATAAGACTGAACGTGGTGCTGGTGGATTTGGGAGTAGCGGAAAATGATCTGTTTTATACTAAGTATTGTGGTCACTTTAATACTCATACCTACAGTATTAGTAGGTCTGTTTTATATAGGTAAAATTATAGATACTATATTAGATAGTGTTTTAAAAAGGTTGTAGGAGAATAGTATGTGGCAAGTAACTATATATTATAAGAATGGAGACGTTTGGGAAAGAAGAATGAGCAGTGATCACGCCCCTTCTTTTTTGGCGTGTAGAAGCATTGAAAGTAGTAAGATTTCCAAGATGAGATGGAGGAAACTACATGGTATATCATGAGTGGGGAGAAGAGTTTGATTGGAAATCATTAAACGAAGCAGGAAGATATTTAGAAGTTAATTGTCGACGCTGGGCACGTTTCGGGGTTCACACAAAAGAGAAATGGGGCACGTTACGTGTCAGTACCACGTTAGCATATTGGACGTACTGGCCGGTATTCTCACTGTTCTATCCAGGATACTGTTATTATCGATGGCCCAAATGTCTGATTCGATATATGGAGTATCCATTAGCAAAAGCGTTTATATGGACAGGACTGACAGGATTAGTAAACAGGTATCAAAACGCAGTTTTGAAGTATTTTTGGAAGCGAGCAGCCGCCAAATGGCCCCACATATCTAAAGAGATATTGGATGAATATTACTAGAGGGTACCTTATGAGACATTTATTTATTCCAGATTGTCAGGTAAAAGACGATGTACCGTTGGACCACCTTAAGTGGCTAGGACAATACATTGTAGATAAGAAACCAGAAGTTATCGTTCAGATAGGTGACTTTGCTGATCTGCCCAGCTTATCTTCCTATGATAAGGGCAAAAAGAGCTTCGAGGGACGACGATACAAAAAGGATATAGCAGCAGCTAAGCGTGGTATGGATATGTTGCTGGGGCCGATGAGAGCGTACAATAAACGTATGAAAGAAACAAAGCATACACAGTACAGACCTCGTATGGTTCTTACGCTGGGAAACCATGAAGAACGTATTGCCCGAGCAGTGAATGAACAAGCAGAACTGGAAGGCATGTTATCCTATATGGATTTGCCATATGACGAATGGGAAGTACATGATTATCTAAAGCCAGTGGTAATAGATGGTGTAATGTACGTTCATTTCTTGGCTAATCCAATGAGTGGAAAACCGTACAGTGGTACAGCATTAAATCAGCTAGCTAAGGTTCACCACAGCTTCTGTGTAGGGCACAAACAAACGCTGGATGTCGGAACATACTTTACTCCATTAGGTAAACAAACGTGGGGCATCGTAGCAGGGGCATTTTACCAACATGATGAAGACTATAAGGGATACCAAGGTAATGCACATTGGAGAGGGATTTGTGTTTTAAATGATGTTCGTGACGGAAATTTCGATCCAATGATGGTGTCCATGGAATATCTGAGAAGAAGATATGAAGAGAAATAAATTGAAAGACATTAAGCAGTTAATATTAACCAACCACGTTGAAAAAGGAGAGTGTTGGATCTAAAGATAAGAATGGGTACCCTAACATAAAGTACAAAGGAAAGACGTACCGATTAACTCGAATGTCGTACCTGGTGTTTAAAGGCAGATTTGACAAAGATAGGCTTATCTGCCACACCTGCGACACACCTAGCTGTGTTAATCCAGAGCACTTATGGGAGGGAACTGTTCGAGACAATGCTGTAGACTGTGTGAACAAAGGAAGAAACTGGATTAGGCCTAAAGGCACTCTATACTGTGATCAAGGAGACTGCGAAAATACACACAGCGCCAAAGGTATGTGCAAAAAACACTACCAAAAAGAATACTACAGGAGAAGATATGAAAACAAGTAATGAAGGACTGGTAGAAATAATTGGCCATGAAGGAATATCATTGTCCAAGTACAAAGACAGTGTAGGTGTATGGACAGTCGGCTGTGGAGCAACAGTGTCGGAAATATCTGACATTGCTTCTTGGCCGTTATCCAAGGCAATAACCATGCAGGAAGCATTTGATTTATTCAAGCGTAGCATAGTTAAATATGAAGATGCGGTTAACAAGGCACTTACCAGAGATATTCCCCAGTATCAATTTGATGCACTGGTAAGCTGGTGTTATAACGTAGGGGTCGGATATACCCGACAAAATAATATGGCTACTGTGTTGAAGCTGGTGAATAAGAATGCTAGCAGTGCCGAGATGTACAGGGCATTGATGATGTTTAGAAAGCCACCAGAGATTGTGGGACGACGAACTAAAGAAGCTAATCTGTTGGCATATGGTAAATACAGTAACGAAGGCAAGGCGATGTTGTTTCCGGTATCCTCTAAAGGATATCCAATGTACAGCAGGGGAACATCAATTAATGTGTGGCAATACATCCCTCATACAGTTCCTGATGAACCATCTGTGCCGGATGTACCTAAAGAAGAAGAGAAAGCTGTTGAGACACGTCCAAGTATCGTGCAACAGATATTAAATGTAATTTTATCGTTAATATCTAAAAAGTGACCGCGTATAAACGTCATAGCGCCACGATCTCTGTACAGGTAATACCTCACTAACCTCCGGACAATAAAAAGGGCCCCTAAGGGCCCGGAGGAGTTATTTCAATAAATTCGACACCTTGTCGCATAAATCTACTATTTTGTGAAACACGAAATGTTGAAACAACATTCCACCAATAAACGCTAACATTAATAACATATTTTCTCCGATGTTATGGGAAGTTGCCCTCCAGTGATGACTCTATAAATTTTACCAGTTTGTCCGTTCGACCGTCAAATATCATAGACATTGGGGTCACATCTCCAAGTAATGGATTAGAGGTGTTTAACCACAGAGTTGTTTTCTTGTCGTCTAGAAAGAAGGAATTAACGAGCTGGGAAACACGAGACATGTCCTGAACTACAGTGATTATAAAGGGCTCATCATTCATGTCTGCTCCGAATGGGGCGGTTAAAGGAGTTAAACCTTCTGGTGCACCAGTTCCATTTATTGCCGCATAGAAATGTGGGACCTAGGAGGACCACCCACTTTGCACATTGCTCCTCATTGGGACCTCCTATAGCGTGTGCTCCACTGTCGCTCTCCAGTTCTCACCGGGTCATTACGACGAAGCTCTCTGGGGCGCTTCCCTCCCCTCTTTACGGACTCGTAGAGTTGGCCCGCCAAACAGGTTGTGCTTTTTTTACGTATAAAAAAGAGGCCGTTTGGTGATCCCCGAACATTTCAGATCGGGTAACATTATCAGTGTATTTTATTAAGCACTCTGGTGACTTCTCGTTCGTTACCTACGCCAAAGTGCTTTTGTAAATACACTGATAATTAACGGCTCGATATCGTTAAGTTAAAGCCTGCACAGAATCAATGTATTTACAAAATGCTGGGCTTTCACCAGCTGCCGTCCAGTTGATCGACCTGTGACCGTCTGATTACTCTACGAGGTAATCCTTCGCCCCAGTCTTATAGCACTCTGAGGCTGCCTTTTGCGTTCCGCTAGCGTCCGCAAATTCTGTAGTGTTAAATTCGGCCCCATCGGGGCGAGGAAGGGTGGAATTTCACCACCGGGCAGTACTTACATTTGGAATATTGGCTGCACCCTCTGTTCTTCCTCATATAAGATAACTTCTAGCTGCCCCTCTCGGGGAGATGTTAGAAAGTTTCCACAATCATTTTTCATCATCTTATAATTATATAGTAGCACACACTGTAAAAGTTGTCAAGTAATTATTGTAAATATCCTGACTCTCCTCCGGCCACTGCTGCGGCACGTCCAACACCCTTAGCAGACTCTGCTTGAAGTACCTTTAAGAAGGCTTCTATTTTTCCTTCTTGTGACTTAGGAGATAGCACTGCTTTGATAGCGTCTCGGGATTTTGCTCCTCCCAGTGTAAGATTAACATATGCCTGGTCGTATCTGGATAGAAACGTTTTGCTAACAAAGTTCTGAGCGATTCTAGCAAGTCCACCTGCCAATACCGTGTCGGGAGTGTCAGATGCTTGTTCTCCTATCTTTTTAATCAATGGAGATTTACTTACTTGACTGGACAGCTCCATAAAATCTTTAACGTCAGCTACGTTGCCTCCTGTTGCTTCTACGTCTTTAAGGAATGCTTTTCTCTTTACTTCAGAGTTAAATAGAGCGTTATAGGTATCATCGATTGACATTTTACCTTCTGGTGCTTTTTTCTGCAGTATCTCTAGGTATTTTCCCTGGGCTGTAATCTGTTGAGATAATTGACGTGCCTGTACATATTTAGGATTGCTGTCATATGCCTTTAGAGAATCAAGCAGTTCCTTTTTAGCCGATATCAAATCATCTCGTTCATAAAAGGACATTTGTTTAGCTGGGTCAATAAACGGATTAGAGTCTCTCCACAATTTCTCATCAATAGATTTCTTCAAAGCATCTACCTTGACAAACGAGTTATCTGGCAGTTTACCTAATGAAGATTTGTTTATATCATCTAGATGGCTCTTTAGAATTGGATTAGATACAATTGTATCCACAACAGGGCTGCTTTGTGTTAACGTTGCAGCTGACTTGCTGGCATCCTTTGGATTAGCAAACACTTCATTATCTAGTTCAGCATACAGTTTATTCTTGGTTGCAATTGCGTTCTCTGTTCCACCGGGAACCATATCGTCCAGTGACTGTTTAACACCTGCAGATATCTTGGACAGCTGTTCATTAGATACCTCTGCCACGGCTAGTTTTTGCTCTTCGGTAATACGCATTGCTTTTTCAGCATTTCTAGTGTTTCCACCACCTTTTAGTTGTTCATGCTGCATTAACTGGCCGGGCGTTATTGGTACACCTTGTCGCTCAGCGGCAGCTGCTGCAGAGGATAACATTCCAGATTGGCCGGTAGCTACTTCGTCTACGTTTACTCGATGTGCCATATCTTGTACGGCTGCTTTTTTAGGGTTCATTACCTTTGTTAAGAATCCGCTGACACCTTCCTTTGGAGCTAATGCCTTAAGAGGTACACTGAGAGCAGATGCTGCACCGTACATTCCAGCACCTAACAGGGCACTGCCTTTGGCGTTATCTAAATGTTCTGCCTGGGTAGGTGCATAATCTAGATACCCTAAACCACCACTGGCTGCCGCCATGCCCGCTGCGCCACGAACTACGCCGGGAAGCACTTGAGCACCAGATGCAACGTCCGACGCCGCTAATGCCACCGCAGGTACCTTGGCAGCGATTCCCATTCCGGTAGCTGCTCCTAATGCTCCGTAAGCTACTGACGAGGCCACGTCTCCGGTAATCCCTCCGATTGCGGTTGCAACTGGGCTGCGAGATTTAGCTTCTTCTAATGATTGATTTTTTTGAGCATTGACGTCGTCAACACGTTTTTCAAAGCTGGCCAGTCCAGTTGCTTGAGCAAACATCTGTAAAGCTCCTTCGGCCTTTTTACCGAATGAGCGGTTAAATGCTTCTATGCCGTCCATGAACGTTTGGTTAAACATTCCAGCGGAGTTATCTGCATTAGGTACCAGATCGCCAAACGCAGAAGATTGTTGCTGTGCAGGAGCAGCCGCAGGCATCAAATCAGAGAATGGATTATTGTTGGGCATTTGGTTTCACCAATTGTTGTAATCGCTCTTGTACCTTTTTAGGGTCGGCACCTGCTTTAATGGCTGCATCTGCTTGGGCTTGCAAGTCAGCTGGTACTCCAGTTTTCTTCTCATCTGCTTTGCCTCTGGCATATTCCATATAGGATTCAGATGGTTTTCTGATATCTTTCCAGCTAACCAGATTACCATATGACACAGTGGATTTCTCATATTGAGATTCTACCGATTTCTGGTAAGCTAGTTTTTCTGATTGCAGCTGTTTATATGAATTTGCCAGATTCTTTATTTCTGCTGGATTCAACACAACTTCTTGTCCCGTTTTGTACCCTTCTAGTTTTTTCTTCAAAGCAGGTAATCCCACAGCGCTCATACCAATTAGAGCATCTGTTTCAGATGTCTGTCCTTTGTTGTATGACTTGACAAATGAACGAGACAGCGCGTGCATTGCTTGTGAGTTAGTAGGATCTTTTTGCAGCGTTTCCAGTGCTCCCTCGACTCCTGTAAAGGTGTCCATAAAGGTGGTGAAATCTTTACTGGATGATTGCAGATTCTTACTGATGGTCTCAGTAGCTTGCATCTGTTGAGTTTGATTATCTTGTTGCTTATTAATTGTATCTATCTTGGCATTTGCCACCTTCATTTGTGTCTCGAGCAATCGTGTCTTGACGATATCTTGCTGAGCTACCAGAGACGCTAGTGCAGGGCTGTTTTCTACCGACTCTCCATTATTCATTCGAGCTTGAATATCAGCCGCAATCTTGCCTTGGGTACTGAGTGCACCGCTTAATTCCTTTTTAGCGCCGTATAGCACGTTAGCTGGAATAGATTGTGCCATAGCTAATTGGAACATTGGTAAAGCATCTGCTACGTCTGCGGGAGCGTCTGGATTGATTGTCTTTAACATTGGCTGCATAGCTGCATACATGCCTTGTCGATCTTCTGGGTTGGCACGTAATATGGCAGCTCCCATTTGACCCAGTGCTCCATATCCTTCTGCCATTGCCTTTGTCTGTTCACCTGGCACCGTAGCTTGCATAACCTGGTTTTTCATCATCGATGCATCCAATCCATTTTTAGCTTCTTGGAATACCATTGCTCGAGCTGGATCAGCACCTTTTAGATAATCAATTACAGCTTCGTATCCACCTGATTTGCCAGCTTCTGCCATGCCCACTTGTATGATATCTTCTTTGGCATGTGCTTCTCGGTCCCAGCTGTTCTTCTCATTCTTTATACCAAACTCACCTTGAGCTATTTCTGCTCCTTTATCTGCTCGGCGCGAAGCAGCATCTGCTCGGCGATTGTCCTGTGCCTTTAAATAACCCTCAACAAATCCTGGGCCAACGTTCTGAGGTGCAATACCTGACCGTGCCAATGCTTCTTGTGCTCCGACGATTGTTTCTTTATCCATAGGTGCTGTTGCTGCTTTGGCCGTGGAGATTTGCTGCTTTCGAGTATTCATAATATCTGCTCGAGCGTTTTGCTGAGACAGTAATCCCTCGAATACGCTGTCGTCCTCCAACTCAGCTTGCATCATCATTTCTTCTTCTGTGTTATCGTCTAGATATCCATTTGCCATGTTACACTCTCCCGCTATTTAATTTTTTTGGTAACAAAAACATTAAAAATTACCTCCACCAAAATATTGAGCCCATGGACTGGAACCAGATTGCTGTCTACCTCCGCCTTGCTGGCTGCCTCCGCTTAAGAATCCCTGTGCTTGTTGCTGACCTTGCTGTACTTGATATTGGAACTGAGTAGCTTGTTGATTCAGTGCTGCTGCCGACATGTTTGCTGTTGTGGACGATGCATCTGCTGCGGCTGTTGCTTTCATCATACCTAATACGATACTGTTTGCTCGGTTTGCTTGAGCATTTGCAGCTGCATATGTTAACTGGCCTTGTTGATATGCACTGGATGCTTGGGCGTTACCAATTGCATTTTCTGTGTTCATTTGGGCTTGTCCATATAACTGGGTTAGACCTGCTTGTGTATTTCCTAATGCGATTTGGTTATTTGATATTGCGGCCGTTGCTCCACTGCCTTCGGCAATGATATTAGACAGATTAGCCATATAACCTTGATAGGTATTTGTAGCCAGATCTTGACCAAACGACTGTAAAGCAGTTAATGTGTTACCTGAGCCAAGCATTCCACGAGCAGCTCCTTGGCGTTCTGTGGCACGTGTACCTTGGTCCAATGCAAATTGATATCCGGGCGTTTGAGCTAACTTGGCAGTGGCCTGCTCTCCTGAGTATCCTGCTTGGAATTCTGGAGTGTATGCCTCAGAATATTCTGTTCCGAACGACCCTACTTTATCTTGCAATACTTTATTTTTAGCATCTCCTGCTTGAAGTGCACCTACTTTGGCGTCATATTCGGCTATTTTCGCGCGGTCGTCTGCCATTGCTACGTCATAATCATTTGTTATAAATTCTGACCAGAATCCTGGGGAATTTTTTGCAGCTTGTACCATCTGCTCTTTTGACATCCCTTCTAGTAACCCACTTGACCGAGGGTCTAGGGTATCCATATAGTACTGTTCGGCAGATTTTAACCCTGGTCTCGATCCCAGCGCCGATATTTGACTTTGAAGAGTAGAAGAAGATTTAGAAAATGCCTCTATTTGTCCTTTGATTCCACTTAGTGCGGTAGCTCGCTCAGCAGGGTCCGTTATCTTTTCAGCTGCCATCATGTTCTGCACAACGGTGTCTTGGCCTTCAAATGAACCATACTGACTGGTAACGTTTTTAAATCTTTCTACATAGTCAGCTGTAGCGGATATGGGGTTTAATCCCATCATCTTCATTTGCTCATTCAGTGCTTTGTTGCTTGCGTCCGATAACGGCCGCAACGTGCTGTTAGCTTCTGTGTATGCTGATTGGAATTGCTTTGATGCCTCGTCCAGTGACGTCTTATAATAAGACAGTCCTTCGGTATATGCAGTTGTCTGTGTCTCAGCTGCTTGTTTGAACAAATCCAGTGCTTGTTTAGTTTCTTTGGCTGCATTCGCAACGGAAACTGTACCGCCTTTTGTGGACATATTATAATTCCTTGCTGTAAATTAAGGTGTCGACCAATTGTTGTCTCCAAATCTGACCGTTTGGAATTCGCCCATTTAGGGCGTATCCGCGCTTTTCTGCTGCTTTATGTACGTGTACACAACTGCTAGGTGTAAATACGACGGCTACTTTATAGTTTAATTTTCGTAGAAAATCATGAGCTATTTCGTTTATTTCATTTAAAACAGGGGTGCCGTGCAGTGCGCTGTTGATATAAAGATGATAGGTAACGGCGCAATCTGTAAAGGACTCGTATCGTCCCACGGCAATTAACTTGTTATCTGAATAGAATCCGATTAAACGTTCGTTTGAGTACACCTCGTATTTGTTTTTTGCCAGATCAACCAAAGCGGCATCCGGCAATGACAAATAAGCTAATTTAGGGTCGGCTAAGAAGAACTCTTTGACGACATCCGAGTCTATTACAGTAATGATCATGCTGCGATAACTAGGTAACCCGACCAATTTGATCCGGTCGCAGTGTGGGATATTTGAGGAGTTCCCGTAGCCGTGCATGTAGAATATAGTTCTAAATAGTCCGTAGAACCATTCATGTACACTAAGTCAGAAAATGCCACTGTTGCACCTGTGGTAGCTTCTGGAAGGGCTGTCACACCCAATATGTTTGCTCCATTTTTATATAGATATATGTAAAAGTTGGTTATATCTGTTGCAGATAGGAAAGCTACAACATTTATATTATAATATCCAGCAACTGTGGGGGTAAATCTATAGTTTGTCGCAGAATCGAAATTACTGTTTGTATCAAACGTCTCAGTGTCCCAAGTAACTTTTGCGGCCCCTGCACCTGATGTAATAGTTTGTGCAGCACTTTTAGTTACCCTGAATGCTGGCTTGCTTGAATCTGGAGTCACAGTGGTGAATGACAGTACCTTTGAACCGTTTGTTTTCAATACTTGGTTAGCTGTGCCGTCAGTACTGGGGAACGTAAACGTATTTATGGTACTGTTTAAAGTAACTGCACCTGTAGCTAATGTCCCTGTCAAAGTGGTATTGCCTGTGACGCCCAGTGTCGTTCCAACGGTAGCTGCTCCCGTGACTCCTAACGACGCAAGTGTTGATGCTCCGGTGACACCTAGTGTTGTACCCACAGTGGCGCTGTTTGTAATGACTGTAGAATTTAATGTTGCTGCCCCTGAGGTAGACATGGTAGACAGTGATGTTGCCCCTGTAACTCCCAGAGTTGTTCCTACAGTTGCTGCCCCAGTGACTCCTAATGAATTAAGTGTAGCCGCCCCTGATGAAGATAACGTGCCTGTTACAGCCGTATTGCGCTTAAGGTTAATTGCACCTGTACTGACGGTTCCAACATCAACTGTGCCTGTTGCTCCTCCGTCAAGTTTAAGTATGCCTGAGCCCTTTGAAGCCACTTTTAAGTCAATGTTTGTATCTGTACCTGTTGCCGTTATCTGAGGAGCTGCTCCGGTAGCAGCATTTGTCACTGTTACCTGATTAATCGATAGCGCCCCACCTGTGCCGAGGATAATGACATCATTACTGTATGCATCTAATAAGAGAACATTTGTCGTACTGCCAACATTATCTACAGTCCACAGTGTAGTGCCTGCAGAGGTTTTTAAAACAAACTTGTACGATCCTGACATGACAACATTTGCTTCTCCTCGGCTGTCCAAAACAACTGGATTTGTATTTGCATTCGTTCCAGCAAGGGCATCTGCCAAGGTAGGATAGGTAGCTTTTGCGGTTGTTGTTCCTGTGTAATAGCTATATAGCAAACCACCTGACAGTGGGTCACCATTGTTGTCAAAGTATTGTAACTTTGGAGTTCCTAGAAAGTTTGCCATTATTGTTCTACCTCAGACACCGATACAGCTGCATCGATAATTGAAAATTTAATTGGTTCTGCTATTGAGAATTCAAATACCCATTCTCGACCGGCGCCTAAACGGTTCCACGTGATAGGTTTATTGTATTGTCCCACCAGTCCCATTGAGCGTGCCATTTCGTTGCTCCAGGTATGTCCGCCGTCAAATGAATATCGTAATCTTACCTGAGGGTCTGAACCGTCACCTGATTGAGTTGCTTGTCCGGTTTCTAATCGGACCTCTAATTTGTCTATTCCGAACAGTTGGAATTCGTTGTTTTGGGCAGAGGTTGTACGGACACGGCGAATAGCTACTCCGGCATCGTCATAATATGTGTCACTCATTAAATATATTATACCAGATCTTATGCTTCCTGTCAAGTGCAAATTCTCATATTGTGTATAAAATTGTCCTAGATGTTCTCGTTCGGTTGCATATCCCAGTCCATCGACATAGGTGTACACTCGTTCGTGCCACATTTTAGTGGTATAATCATATACCCAAGTTTTTTCTTCCGTGGGAAATGTTAATTGATACATCAGATGTCCACGGTCATTGTATGTCATGCCGATTGCATCATCTCGTGTTCCATATGACAGTATCTCAGCTGTTATTGCTTCATCAGATATAATCGTTAAAGCATATCCAGTATTATTGTTACGTAAGAAAGGTGCCAGATCGGATTGTACCACAAATCCTCTGTTATCCAGCCATACAAGCATGTCATTGAGTTTTGTTACCGAGTGCTTAGCTCCACATCCTATTCTTACCTCAAGGCCTGTACGGGCTGAAAACGGGCTTCCAGAGACGTTTGCTGCGTTGTACCATATTTCTACGCTTTGTTTACCAATCAGCCACAATTCACCTTTGACCGTCCCCAATGCAATTAAATCATCTGTGTCAGATTCAGCGGTTGCAACATCCAGTGCATCCCAGCTAGTTCCATCATTTATAGCACTGACTTGGAAAATAGCACTGTTTGGTTTATTGACAACAAAGTATCCATCAATAAACTCTACGTGAGAACCTCCGAGAAAATCTGCATCGGTAATTGTACGGAATGCCGGTAAAGCAGCTGCAAAGTTACCACCTGTTTTGGTAATTCCGTCTGTACCTGCTGTGAATCCTGTGCCGCTCTCAACGACTGTTATCGTCGTGTCACCAGTATGTGTCAATGTAATAACCCCCCCAGCTGTCGTACCTGTTGCTGTTACTCCGGTCGTGCCTGTTAAGGTATTAATTTGAGCAACAACAGCTGTTAATTCCAGTGCAGTCGCAACATTTTCATTGGTGTAGATTGCCGTGCCATTAATAGTTAAAGTATATGTATCTGCGGCAGTGCCTCCAAAGATACCCACAGTGGCTGATCCTGTATTTATGGGCAGATATATTCTAGCACTGGACGTTCCGTCGACCCACATAATTTGTGTCGGATTAGCTGCTGAGTGCACAACTCCTGTGGAACTGCTCATTGTACCTAACGTAGTCGTTGTGACAGCTAATGTGGACGTATTAATAGACATTTTCTTAATGGAATCATCTACAACAGCGTATACATAACTGCCCACTGTATGGAGATCACGAATTCGTAATCCACTCAGATCCGTCAGCTGGGTCAATCCAGCCGTTGGCACCAAAGTAGATTTTCCTCGGCCTTCTGGTCCAGGAGACATTACAAACATATTCACACAGCGTTGATTATTTACGTCTGTGCTGGGATGCTTATAAGCAGGTCCTGTTATTGGAATTATCAATTGTTACCCCTCAATAATCTAAATCGGGCATTAAAGATACGCTGGTTATTTCACTGTCCCAGTCCATCAGCTCACCTAATAAATTAGATGCCATCGGCGCCAATATTTGTCCGGTTCGTTGATCCTTACCGAATGCTGGCCCCAATCGAACAGCTAACTGGTATGTTAAACATTCTAACCATTCTTGTGGGAAATCAAAATTATCAGACGCATTATCCAGATCTTCTAAGATACGCTCATATGTAAAATGAATGCGATCATTACAATCTGCTGGTCGTGGCCATACATACATCTTACCGGCTAACAGTTGAGGATTATAATGAAACTGGTTCGGCAATCCACTGGAGGTCTTAATCGGCAGATCAAAATACTCCTCGTACGCAATGGACGTCATAGGAAGCTCGACAAGCGACGAACTGGTCAGCAGATCTATCCCACTAGCCCGACGAGCAGATAACACTCTCAGCGGCTTCGCAAGGCGGTTTGTGAACGTATATATGATTGCGTCGTCAGAAGCAGCTGTTAAAACACCTGTCGTGAGCGTTAATGTGGTACTGGTGGGAATTGTCGCAATCGTTGTCCAATGTAATGATTTATCAGACAGTACAACACCTATGTAATCACCGACCGTCATACCCGTTGTTGAATTAACTGTCAGTGCTGTTACAGAAGCTGCTACTGCCCCGTTTAATTGGGTAATAACCTGATCTGAGATGTTTGTGGCGTATGCCGATGTAGAAGCGTCACTGATTGTGTATTCCGCTACGTTTTTGGTCAGGTACAAAACACCTTCTGACTTATCCCACAGATGTAACCCTTTTGTGCCCCATGCTTTGACCATCTTATTAAGCATCGATACAGCAAATGCCATATCTTCACTGCTAATTGTTCTGCCGATACCATACACGCCGAGCAGTTGAAATGCATCATTGATGATTTCTGTTCTGGTTTGCAGAAAGTTAGTTGAACCTGAAGTGCTCATCGATTATTTTACTCCGTACAATATACTGAATGCATCACGTGTTCCAATACGAACCGGTGACGGTTCGGGTGACGATATATGTGCAGGTAACGGTAAGGGTACAGCTGCCGGAACGGGTTCGACATGTAACTTGTCTATTGCTCGTTTGAAATAAATCGCCTCAGCAATAACCACAATGGATAATAATCCGATTAATATAAATATCATGGTTTAGGGAACCTCTCTTTTACGGCTTTGATTTCTGCATAGAACCCATCTATTTTAGGTAATATGCCTGCATCCATTGCTTTATATAAAGCATCTAATTGGTCGCCCATAGCTGGATAGTTATCTCGGCGAGCTTGTCGAATATCTAACATATCCTTAACGGGAGCCACTTCTAATTCCCATTGTGCCAGTTCTTCTTTAGATGGCTTAGGAATATCCGTGTTTTCCCATATCAGACCTTCATAAGGGTCGTTCCATGGAGTGCCGTCTGGGTGAGAGCTCCAATAGGTTATGCGCTCGATGCCTGGGTGTTTTAATGTTATAATATCTATTATGTTCATACTGTGTACTCCGTTATACTTATTAAGGATTTATTCGTGGCTCCATACAGTCTTGCTCCAGCGCTCCCGTTGAACGTCACTGTACTTGCACTTCCCATGCCTATCCTGACTTTAAACGTTGTAGAAGAGGTGGTTCCCGCTGCCATATTATATGTAAGGGGAATGGTCGCAAGATAAGTACCTGCAGGGATTGTATAAGAAGCTACTGCTAATGCATCTGCCGTAGAATCCTGAAACAATGCTACTGTCACTGTTACCAAAATGCTTGCTGTGCAATAAACCACTGCTTCTATTTGCAGAATGTTACTGGCATTTGTAGGAGTAATTGCTCGAGTCATCACCTCTGTACCCTCGGTGTTTTGAGGAATAGTGTCGTCAATAGGCATCAAAGTGGTACCCGTAGCCGCTGCACTGTATTGTGTATATACTCGCTGTATGACGGGTTTCATTCCTGTGACACCTGCAGGAGGCAGTCCAGTACAGTTTGTCAATACTCCTGATGCTGGTGTGCCCAGCGCGGGAGTAACCAGTGTCGGACTTGTTGCTCGAACTAACTGTCCTGTACCAGTGCCTACTAATTCTGTAGTCTGTATTTGGTATGACCAACTAGCTGCAGTAGTTCCGCTAGTGAGGATACAAGTAAGAATAGCCTCTGTGTTTGCTACCAAGGCGATAATACTGTTGGCTCCAGAAGATTGAACTGTAACTGTGCCTGAGCTGTTGTTAACTATTCTCCATGAATATCCCAGTGACAGAGTTGATGTAACTGGCATGACCACTGTCTGTGTGGTTGATCCCGTAAAATATTGCTGATATGTACTGGATGACGTGAGAGTTGTCGTGCCTGCCGTTGTAGCAGTCGTAGTATATGCGTCTTGACCTCCGCCTCCGGCCCCGCCTGTTTGAGCAACAAATTGAAACGCACTAGATGCTGTGTCATATTCTAATACGTAATTGTCTGTCGTAGTTAAATTAGCCGTTGGGCATGCAATAACCACCATCTCCTCAGTGCCTGTGTAATACTTGATTAGCGGCTTATGAGATGTAATCGTTGTGTCCAGAGCTATCTCGCCCGCAGCATTAACGGTCGGAGCAGCACTGTTAGGTATTTCAAAACTGCCCGCGCCTCCCAAGTCATAATCACCTGTGGCGACATATGTACCTGATGTACCCAGCTTTGTTCCCAGCTGTGTCTGTATAGCAGACGTTACGCCGTTAACATATCCTATTTCTGTTGCGGTTGTCGTAGCTGCTGTCAAAAATCCTGATACGTCCGATACAAGCGCTCTAGAGGCTGTTGTAGCCACGATCCCTGCAGCAGGTAGACCAGTACAGTTAGTTAACGTTCCGCTCGTTGGCGTGCCTAATAGGGGCGTTACAAGTGTAGGAGTCGTAGCAAACACTAACGCTCCACTGCCTGTTTCATCCGTTAACAATGATGCTAAGTTAGCACTGCTTGAGGTCGTTAAGAAGGTTCGCATTGCCAATGAGAAGTCAGCTAATGCAGCTGTTCCGCTGCCTGTAAAGTAAGGTACCTTATCAGCTGCACTGGTTAATCCGGCTATCGCGGTTAACTCAGCGTCGGCATCTTGTTTGGAAGCTGCTAAGCCACTGTATTGTGAATTAGTAGCATTGTCGCCTGTATTTGTACCTGATGTATTACCTATTACAATCTTTTCGGCATCTGTAACATAGTTGTCATCAACACCTAATGAGGCTGCTTTAGCGTTTAATTGTGTTTGAATTGCTGACGAGACACCTGACAGATATCCTATTTCGACAGCTGTTGCGCCTCCGACGGCATATCCACCTAAACCAAGATTACCTCCCAGTTCGGGGGCAGTATCTAATGTTATGTCAACAGCATATGTGAACGCCCCGGTTGTTCCCGGGACGCGTTCTCCAATGATTTTATCACCTGCTGTGATGGTGCCAAGAGGGTATGTTGTACCTATTTCTGCGACGGTTATTGTATCTACCATGTATCTACCCTGTTAAAACGTTATATATTGACCATCACTGGTAAGAATGAATCGAGCTTCTTGTGATAATTGAATGTACACTCCTCCGGGGAAACCTGTTCCGTATAGAGCTTGGTTAGGGAAGTAAGCATCATTTGAGTATGCTCCTTGGCCGGCCGTGCTAACAGCTGCTATTCTGTATTTATATACGTCACTGGTTGACGAAGATGTATCTACATAGAAAGGTGAGCTGCCACTGATGGTGAATGCTGTTGCATTACCTGCACTGTCTAATCGTTCTACTACATAGCCGACAATAGAGGACGTTCCCGGGTCTAATGGGCCTTCCCATGTTAACATAACGTAACTGCCAGAAAAATCACCTGTTGCAGCTAAATTACGAGGTGCTGAGGGTACACGATTGTCATTCGTAATGTCAGCAAAGGTATTACTGGGTTGACTTCTAATGCCGCGAGTGGTATCAATCAGCTTTTCTTTTCGTTTATACGGAATAGCTTGTGGATTTGTCTTATCAACATCTCGCTTGCATACAACCATATTGTTCTGAGAATTATACTTGTCTCGTACAACAATGGTGTCATTTCGACGTACCTTGGCTCCACATATATCACACAGTACGTATACGTATCCGGAACCCGGGTGTTTTCCTGTCGGGAATCTTAGCATCCTTTTCTCAATCCACTGATGGGAATTAATTCTTGCCCGTTTCTTTCCACCAATATCATCCCTGTTTTCGGAAAATATTTAATGTAATGTACTTCTTTTCCATTACTGTCAAAAAACTTGGGAGAAAAGATTCCCTTTAAATATTCAATTATCATGCTGTGCTCTCAAGTAATATCTCAAAGTTAACACTTACTATTGCATTTCCGGTTGCCACCATTGCCAAGAATCCCAAATCAGTAAGTTCTGGAAAGGGACCCAAAGGAACAGTATCCGCTACGGTTTGATTGCCTCCGACACCGGTCACCGTGAATATCAATCTGATGGCATCATATGGGGCCGAGTTGTCCAATATCCCCCTTCTTTGAAACAACAGTATGTTTGCTGACTTTGTTGACTCTACGTTAAAGGACATGTTATTTATATATGCGTTATATCCTAAAGGAACTGTGTATGCACCTATTTCCGATTGTCCTTTGGGGAAATTTCCAACCTCTATTGTAGCCCAGTTAGTTCCACCAGCTGAGTTTTCTATTACGATATCGGCTGCGTGTGATCCGGCTGCTGATGTTGCATATGTTCCAGATGTCGCTACATATGCTCTAAACAGTCGAATATACGAGTTAACCGAAGCTGTTCCACTGGACGCTCCATTGGTATCCAATACCTCTGAAACTAGCTGTCCTGTGGCATTCAACCCCTCTATATAGATTGATCGTGCCCCCGTCCCGTTAGCCGTATCGTTCACATTCCCTGCTTTAACCCTGAGCGTTGTAGCCGTTTGAGGTGTTTGGTACACTCCTCCTATGGATACCGGTGTGTACGTCGTACTTACTGCTTTGTTTCTTCCAAATTTATGTATTACGGTGTGTTTGGGGCTGACACCTCTTGCTAAATCTAAATGAAAATCTGCGTCTGGGATATTATGAACAGTCATGTCAGTTCTGCAAGATACAGAATATAACTATAAATTCATCGCCTGCATCTAGTGATCCCGTAGAAAGTAACAGATCGCCTGTTGCTCCCGTACCATTTGGATTGCCTATGCCTCCAAAATGCTTGAAACACCAACTGCCTCCATTAGCAGGGTTTACCACAAAAGCTGGTTCATCTGTTGTTTGGTCCCATTCTAGTCGAACGGTGCAGTCTGATCCTGATGTAGATACACTGAGCAATCTGCCCTTTGCTACATCATTAATAAGTGTTGAGTTGTCATATACTACTAGGTCCGTTTCTTCCGTACCATCTGATACGATATGCACAGACCTTACAATTAATCTGTCCGAACCACTGCCGTACAGCGTTCGTTGTGTCACAGTATTAGCCACTGATTATTCTCCAAAAAATGCGCCCGTCTCCCTCGTTAGAGGGAGAGGATACGGTTAAGTTAGATTACGCGTCGGTAGAGGCGGTTATGTTACTTTGCATTGAACTTTCACCAGCCAGATTGACCAGATTAAGTGGTTGCATGTAAACAAACGTAGCTCCTGTGAAGGCCTCTGTGATGTTTGCAGCGTTGTCCGTCAGTCTGCCATTAATGAACGGTCCAACTTGCCCTGTTGACGCTGTAATGGTGTCTACGAGGATGATATCGGCTGCATTTCTGGTATATACACGTTTCATGTCATGTACAAACAGATTTGTCGTTGCAGTGGTTCGAACATCGATTGCACCGATAGCAAAGTTACCGTCGATAACCTGTGCAGTAATTTCAATGCTGTCACCGCCAACGATGGCGATAGCTGCATTGGTACCAGCAGCGACTGCTCCACTGTGAACGTGGTCCAGAATCTTTAATCGATTGGCAGCAGCTGTTGTGAGGATACCATCAGTCATTTGACCGGTAACATCACGTAATTCACATCCTTCAATTGTACAATCAGCGGCGGATACAACAATCATAGATACTACCGCGTCGACGCCTCCAGTGCAAAGAATGTTTTTCAAGCTGCAGTTTGCTGCGCTCATTGTAACTGTTGAGGCAGTAGCTGTAAAGTTTAATGTTGGCCGTAAAGAACCTACGCCTAGGCCTATTACTGCTACACCTGCGACGTCCATTGCTATTCCAGCTGCTGCTGAAATGGTCTCAGCGTGGCCTGGCATAACAAAGACTATATCGCCTCGGTTTGCTGTGCATCTGCCGATTGCATAGTCAATAGTGGAGAATGGTTTTTGATAGGTACCTGGATTGCCGTCTGAACCTCCGATGCCCCCTGGTGCTACTACGGATGAATTGTTAACGAAATAAACTTGTCCAGGGTGCGCCACAGTAACAGGCACTCCTCGAATAGTGATCCCATTTTGGAAACCACTTGGATAATTTGAAATTGGCATATATGTATATCTCCTAATTAACGCCTATGGCGTTGAAGTAACTAGCTTCAAAAATTTTAACTAGTTTGATTGTTGAACATTAGATAGGCTATTGCTTTCTCTAATAATTGTGGGCAATCTTTAAAGTGCCCTAATCCTTTATTACATTGTGAACATAACAGTCCACGCATCCTTCCTGTCTTGTGACAATGGTCTACTGATAGGTTATCGTACGTTAAACATTTCTGCTTGCATATACTGCATGTACCATTTTGACTTTCCAGTATTTCATTGTAGGTTTCTAAACTGATCCCAAACCTTCTTTTTAGCTCTGAGTTTCTAGCTTTTTCAGGGTTAGCTACTCTCCATTTCTTAGCATAGTCTGCCCTTCCAGTATTCTCTATTGTTTGTTTCCAGTAAAAATTTGAGGGGGACAGTGAGAGAGTTTGGTCAGTTCTACATAACCTTTTCCCTTCTTCCTTATCTCCTACTCCTGCGATAAACTTCCAGAAATCTGACCATTCATCACATAGTATTTGTTGTCGTTTAAACCATTGGTGGCTGTGCCAAAGAGGATGCTTCTCAGCTTGTCCCCAATGTGCAGGCCTTCCTAAATTAGGGTTGCCGTGCCGCTTAAATCGTTTATAGTGCGTCGAACAAAGCAGTTTGGCAACAACAGGTTTTTGGCACCCTAGTACTGAACATTCCGACATTATATTCTCCTTGAAGGTTATAATATCAGTATAGACAGACACTAGGGTATTGTCAAGAGAACCTAAGAAACTCTTATTAAATCAGGGAGTTAGACTAGGCGCCCGGCGACCCGAAAATCCCTCTGGGGTCGGTCCAACCGAAGCTGTAACGTTCCGTTGCTTTGAACTTCATGTTGTCTGAATCGAACTCTGTATCATTGTCGATCTGCATCGCACGTCTTTCAAAATGGCGTAATCCGTTAGGAACGTCAGTTTTGACAAACCAAGCGTCAGAATCTGTTAGATAATGATTCACTGCAAATCCACCTGGAAGGTATCTTCCAGACATAAGTACGTTGATGTCATTATTTGCAGAACCTGGTTGTAGGTCTGATTTGAGGATACGTTGAGCTTCAAATTCCAATTGTCTTGGAATAATTAACTTCATACCACGAGCAGACATTTTTAATTCTGCGTCGTCTACGAATCCGCCGATATCCATAAGTGCTTGCTCTAGAGAAGCTTCACTGAGATCTGCTGCGGTAGACAGTTTGTTTTGGAACGTGCCACCTTTAGATAGTAAATGTGATGTAGAACAAAGTTCCAAACCATCTGCACCGGTGTATGAACTGCTAAATGCTCTGTTTAGGACGTTAGCCGCAACAGTTTCTTTAACTTGTTTCATACTGTGAGCTAATGCTTCAGTATTGCTCTTGGCCAATTTCATATAAAGATTATCTTCAATCGCTTCACGGGTGATAATGAAACCAAGACCGTATACAATATGGATATAACGTTTAATGAAACCTTGTTGCATACTATCGTACGTGATAGCTGTGCCTTCAGGTTTGACCACACCTAGTCCGAAGCCATGTACGTTTACGTCTTCTTCAAAGTTCATTGCTGACATTTCTTTATCAAATATCGCACTGAATTCTTCTGGGAAGCGATTATACATGTTACCAAACCATGTGTTTACGCCAGGCCGTAAGGCTTTAGCGAGTGCGCCAGTATTAATTAAAGCCATTATTAGACCTCCGTCAAGTTAGTAGCAGAAGCATTCACTTCAGTGTGAAGATTAGCTGATACTAGCCATTTGGCATAAAGTCCCAACTCATTATTTTCTCGCTGTACGAATTCTTCTATTCTATAGGTATTGCCAGTGGCTAAAGCTCCTTTATCGAGCTGAGCTACAGATCGCCCTATAGTTGTGCTTGCATCGGCTGCTGTGATCACGTCGATGTGTTCGCCAACGTTTGTTACAGCTAATGCTGTTCCAGTTCCACCTTCTTGCACTTCGAACAACAAATTAGGATCATCTGCTACGAGAACATATCCTAAATCAGCTGCTGCTAGATATCCTACTTGGCCCAATCTGTCTGGATGTGGCTCAATTCCTACGATAACACCTGTAATTGCGGCACCTACGGTTGCTTTAACAACTTCTGGTCCACCTTTTGGGTCAGATGAGTTCGTTACACGAATCACATTGTCCCCTACTGCTAAGATCCCTGCGGTAGCGTCCTTATAATATCGTCGAGAAATGCCGCTGTAAGGCATACCACTTCGATATTTGACTGGAGTTAGGCCGCGAGGAGCGTTTTGATTTGCCATTG